AGTCAACGCACCACTAGCAAACACTGCTGGTTCAGGCCGTACAACACACTACGACCTACCGACAGCCGCTGTTGATGGGCGTGACATGGTAGCAGAAGCTTCACTGATTAAAGGCTTTGTCTTTACACCAGAAGCAGTAGCTACTGTTAAGTTGCTTGACCTTGGCATGGAGTCTGAGTATCAGATTAACCGTCAGGGTACACTCATGGTTGCTAAGTACGCAATGGGCCATAACGTCCTACGTCCTGCATCATGTATCGCATTGCTTGACGCTAACGCTTAACATAACAAAGGGGAGAGGTTTCTAGAGCCTCTCTCCATTTTATTGGATGGTGTTATGAATAAATTAAAAATTAAGAAGTCACGTGTAAACGAGGCAGGTAATTACACTAAGCCTACCATGCGTAAGCGTATGTTCAATAGCATTAAAGCTGGAAGCAAGGGCGGTAACGCTGGTCAATGGTCTGCTCGTAAAGCACAACTACTTGCATCACGTTACAAGAAAGCAGGTGGGGGCTATACATCGTGAAGAAGCCTCAGGAAAGCCTTAAGAAGTGGACCAAACAGAAGTGGCGTACTAAGTCTGGTAAGCCATCTGCTAAGACAGGTGAGCGTTACCTACCAGAGGCGGCTATTAAGTCGTTGTCTGCATCAGAGTACGCTGCTACTACCAAAGCAAAGCGTGAAGGTTCGCGCAAAGGTAAACAGTTTGTCCGTCAACCCCTCAAGATTGCTAAGAAGACAGCACAGTATAGGAAATAATTATGCCACAAGTAGGTTCAAAACATTTTAAGTATACTAAGAAAGGCCAAGAGGCCGCTAAGAAAGAAGCCAAGAAGGTGGGTAAGCCTGTTCAGAACAAGTATATGAAGAAGAAATAAGATGAGCATTACACACGCAGGAGAAACATTTAGGGGTCTACGGATACCAAAGAGTTCCCCTAAGGGTAAGAAGTCACATGCTGTGTTAGTAGGCACTAAGGATAAACCTAAAATAATTAGGTTTGGTGAGCGAGGTGCTAAGACTAATCAATCAGCAAAACAACGCAAAGCATTTAAGTCTCGTCATGCCAAGAACATAGCCAAAGGACCGTCAAGTGCGGCTTATTGGGCCAACAAGACTAAGTGGAAAGCATAAAGGTAAACGATATGGCAGGAACAACACAATTAGATGCAGTGAACACAATGCTTTCTGCCATTGGCGAAGCACCAGTAAGTAGTTTATCCTCTGGTCTTATTGAGGCAGAGGTAGCTGAAACAATATTAAACACAATAGATAGAGAAGTACAGTCTATGGGCTGGCACTTCAACACAGAATTAAATAAGAGCTTTGCACAGGATACTAACGGACACATTATATTAGGTACCGACATCCTACGTGCTGACGCTACGCTATCGGCTAATAGTCCTAATCTAGTCCAGCGTGGTCTTAAGATGTATGATAGGACTAACCACACCTTTGCTATAGGTGCCTCTACTCAGTTAGACATTGTAGTTCAATTAAACTTTGATGACCTACCTGAGGTAGCTAAGAGATATATAGTACTGAAGGCTACGAGAGTATTCCAAGACCGTGTGGTTGGTTCTAATACACTACATGATTTTCAAGAACGAGATGAGATGACTGCGCTAATGGAACTCAAAGAGTTTGACAAGGCCGCAGATGACCATAACATCTTTGATAACTATGACACATACTCTATCATTGATAGGCAGGGTAGGAGAACACTCTAATGGCACTCATCAGTCAATCCATACCAAACCTCATCAATGGGGTATCACAACAGCCACCATCCCTACGCCTTAACACACAAGCAGAGGTGCAGGAGAACGGACTATCTAGTGTGGTATCAGGATTGTCTAAGCGTCCTAGCACTACCCATGTAGCTAACTTAGGTACTATTAGTGACCTAGACAAGGCATTTGTACATACTATCCGTAGAGATGAGAATGAGTTTTACTCTATGGTGGTAGATACTGCTGGTGTAATCAGGGTGTTTGACAAGGATGGCACATCCAAGACTGTCACTAACAACGCAGCTTCTTACTTGTCAGGACTGACTGACCCTAGTAAAGAGCTAGCCGCTGTCTCTATTGCAGACTCTACGTTTATTGTAAACAAGAATACTACAATAGCTAAAGGTACGGCTACAGCCTCTACACGTAACCCTGAGGCATTAGTGTATGTCAAACAGGCTGACTACTCTTCTACTTATAGACTGAAACTGACAAAGGGTGGTAGTACTGGCACTATTGAATTTGCTACTAAGTCTAGTACACAGTCTAGTACATCACTCACACAGAACGCAGAACGTGGTGCATCAACAGATTTGATTGCTACCAACTTACGTAAGTTTAGTAGCGGTACTGTCAGTACAACTTATTATGATAATATCACAAACAGTGGTGCTATCTCAGGACTAGATATAACACGTTACGGTTCTGTACTATGGATTAGGTCTACTAATAGTACTGACTTTGAAGTAGAAGTAGGTGACTCACACGGTGGGGACCACTTACTTGTATTCAAGGACGAGACACAAGACTTTAAGAAACTACCTACTGAGGGACCAGCCAACTTTGTAATCAAAGTATCTGGTGACAATCAGAAAGCACAGGATGATTACTACGTCAAGTTTACTGACGAGGGTGTATGGAAAGAAACTGTAGAACCAGCCGCACTAACACAGCTAGACGCATCTACTATGCCTCACAAGCTTATTAAGCTGGCTAGTGGTGACTTCCAGTTTGACCCTGTAACCTACAAAGATAGAAAAGTAGGTGATGATGACACTAACCCCTTCCCCTCTTTTGTTGACTTTAAGTTAGCAGACATCTTCTTTCACAGGAATAGACTAGGTGTACTAGCAGATGAGAATGTAATCTTCTCACGTGCTGGTGAGTTTGAGGAGTTTGACTTCTTCCGTAAGTCTGTACTAACTATCGTGGACAGTGACCCTATAGACGTTGCAGTGTCCTCTAACAAGGTTAGTATACTTAAACACGCAGTACCCTTTAACGAGAGCCTACTGCTCTTCTCAGACCTTACACAGTTCAAGGTCACTGCTGACCCTGTACTCACACCAGAGACTATTAATGTAGCTAACACTACAGAGTTTGAGGCTAGCCTAAGGGCCAAGCCAGCACAGTCAGGTAAGTATGTATACTTCGCATCTAAGCGTGGTGCATGGTCTGGTATGTGGGAGTACTTTGTAGACTCTGACACAGATACTAACGATGCTACAGAGATTACAGCACACGTACCTGAGTATCTAAATGGTGAGATTAAGAACATTCAAGCATCCTCTAATGAGGACATGATACTTGTACAATCTGACAATGACCCTACAGCACTATATGTATATAGATACTACTGGCAGGGCAGGGAGAAGCTACAGGCTTCTTGGTCACGTTGGGTGTTTGGTGGTGATGTCATAGGTTATTCGTTTAACTTAGCAGATATTACAATACTGCTTAAAAGGGGCAACGACCTGTTCCTAGAGCGTATCAACCTTTCAGTGGACGATGCTACCACCTACACTACTGGTGGCTTCTCAGTACACCTAGATAGGCGAGTAATCCTACAATCAGGTGGAACGACTACTCTACCCTACACTGATGCTACTGCTATCTACGTAGACAAGACTGGTAAGATTATACCTCTGTCTGCTGTAGCAGGTAAGCTGTCTAATAGTGAGGTAGTGTTTGCTGGCGTACCATTTACATTTAAGTACGAGTTCTCAGAACCAGTAGTTAAATCAGAAAACAAACCTATTACAACAGGACACCTACAACTAAGAAACTATGCAGTCGTATATGACAAGTCAGGTTTCTTTGAGGTAGATGTGACACCACTTAGAAGGACACCCTACACACGACAGTTTACAGGACGTATCGTAGGTGGTGCTACTAACATATTAAATCAGGCCGCTATTGACTCTGGCACGTACCGCTTTGGTGTGCTAGGTAAGTCTACTAGTACAACCGTAACTCTAAAGAGTAGTAGTCATCTACCCTGCACATTCCAATCAGCAGAGTGGGAAGGCTTCTACGTACTACGTTCAAGGAGAATGTAATGAAAGGTCATGTGAGGCAGAGTACTCAGGCAGATGTAGATTATCTGATAGATAACTTAAGACCAGAGGATGCACAGGAAGTGTTAGCTTCGCATGGCAGTACTAGAGAAGCGTTACAGTTAGGCTTAGATGAGTCCACAGAGTGTTGGACTATTGTTGTAACAGAGACAGAAGAGATAGCAGGTATCTATGGTGTATGTGAGCAGGACGAACTGACAGCAGTTCCTTGGTTACTCACCACACCTGCTATCCGTAAGGTATGGCTACCCTTCCTGCGTGGTTCACGTAAATGGGTAGATGAGATGAGTAGTAGATACCCACTTCTAACTAATGCTGTGGATGCAGAATACACATTAGCTATTAATTGGCTAAAGTTTGTAGGCTTCACATTTATAAAGAAACATGATACGTGGGGTGTAGGAGACAAACCCTTCTTAGAATTTGTGAGGATACGATAATGGACCCATATACTATGCTAACGATAGGTAAATCTGTCGTTGGATTTATGGAAGCTAAGAGAGCAGCTGATGAACAGAACGCTCTACATCAACGTAACTGGCAAGCTTCAGCACAAGCTAGAGATATACAGATACAAGGCTTAAATAGAAGAGCCATTCAGGAAGCAGAAGCCGCCGCAGGACAGCAGTTTGAACTACAGATTGCAGCCCTACAGGAAGCAGAGTCTAGAAAAGTAAATGAGTCAGGTTTTGTAGGTCAGACAGAAGCACTAAAGATAGCAGATGTAGAGGCTAGAAAGTTACGTGCTTCAGATGTAATAGATTATAACGTCAATGCTACATTAGAGCAGATAGAAGACCAGAAGCTAGGCGTAAATGCACAAATGCTTAATCGGATTAACAGCGTACCACAGGGACAACAGCCTAGCCTAATAGGACACACTATTGGGGCAGTTGCTTCGGCCTACGCTGCTGAAAAAGATGTAACTGGTAAAAGTTTATTTGGTGGATTAAGTAAAGCTAAAGCTGCTCCTAACTTTGTAGCACCTGCTCTAGGTAGCACACCTTCATTGGTAACTTAAGAGGATACTATGGCACAAAGACCACAAGTAAGAAAGTTTCAAGGCCCAACACAGGCCAACCTCAGACCAGTAGCGGCACCTGTTGACACCTACGTTAAGCCTGTATCACAACCACAAGGACCAAGCGCACTCTCTCAGTTTGTTTCTGCTATAACTCCTGCTATTGAATCGCAAGCACAGGAACGTAAAGTAGCAAGACTTAAACGTGAGAAAGAAATCGCTGATGGCGTACAGAAGAATAAAGAGTTTCAGTTAAGATTAAAAGCAAAGAAACTCATAGGCGAACTAGGCATGGACTATGCCAAGAATGAGACAGCTTATAAAGAATTAGACCAAGACGTAGTACGTAATCACTGGCGCACTCAGAAACAAGACTACCTTACTGAGTTAGAAAAAGTAGGTACTGACCCTTTACTAATGCAGACCTTTGATAATGATTTAGAGTTAGCATTAGAAAGCTTTATGGGTGAGACATTCATACCTGCTAAGTATGAGCATACTCAGGGTGTATTACTCTCTGACTTTGCAGATAGTATGCGTGACACTAACCTCAGATTAGAACAAGGTCTTATTTCTAAGCAGGATGCTATCGAAAGCATCAGAGAAGATGTAGCTGGTTTTCACTCAGCTAATCCTGATTACTTTAACTTTAAAGATAACAAGGTTAATGATGCGTTAGTTAAGTTATCAGAAGATGATGACAATGTATTTTCTGCTGTTACATTATACTTACAGAGTTCAGAATCTAAAAATCAGTTAGGTAAGAGTAGGTATTCAGCACAATCTGGAAACATAGAAGCCAAGCAAACTACAGTAATGAAGAAGCGGTTAAAGGCACAGGCTAAACAAACTGCCTTATCATCAGCTATAACTAATGCTTTTGAAAATCGTAACCCTAGCGCACTTAAAGACCTTACATATACTGACCCCTCTACAGGAGACATTATACAGTTATCTAATGATGAGGTAGAGCAAGCCTTTATTATAGGTATACAGGGTAAAGGAGTAGGTGAGCAGTTTGCTTTGATGTCACAGTTAGACTTTGTACCTAAGAATGTGCAGAATGTAGTAACAGACATATCACCTATGCTAACAGGTTC